TGTTCAACCGCAAACTCGAAGAGGCAGCGCAGCGCGGTAAAGGCAACGATCTCTTCTCACGTAACGGACTCGATCCGAAGAAGATGGTCGATCAGTCCGCTTCGACCAACATCGAGCAAGTCTCGAACGCGATGCGCGGATTATCAACCTCCGCCGAACGTGACGATCTTGCCATGTACGCGTTCGGGCGCGCAGGCAGACAGCTTATCCCGATTCTCGTCGAAGGCGGTGACGCACTCACAGCACTTGAAGAATCCGCAGATAAAGCGGGCGGGGTGTTAGGTGGCGGAGCAGTCACCGCACTTGACAACCTTCAGATGAAGATGAATCAACTCGCCTTTACCTCGAAGGTCTTTTACGCGTCGTTCATCGCGCCATTCGCGGGGGCGTTCAAAGCCATCGCCCAGGCAGTGCAAGACACCTATGCCGCCTTCGAGCGATTGTCTGACGACACGAAACTCGCGGTGATCTTCACGGCTATCGGCGGCGCTGCGTTGCTGGCAGAAGATGGCTTGATGGCGTTCCGCCCGATCCTGGGCAGTTTGATCAACAAAGAAGCACTTGACAGTCTGCTCGAAATGTCGAGCATCATCACCGGCCTTGTGCCGGTTGTCGGTGCGCTCGCCGTAGCCTGGGCGACCAATTTCGGCGGAATGAAAACGATTGTCTTTGAACTCGGCGAGATTATTAAACAGTTTTGGACGCGTATCGTCGATGCGTTTCAGGCAATCGCGTATTATGCGAAGTCGGTTCTTGGTTCGGCGTTTGATGATATGCAAACGCAACTTGGGTTGTTGTGGCAAGCATGGGTTGATTTAGCGAAAGCAGTTCTTGACAATCCCGATGCGTTCTCTGCGTTCAAAGATGCTGCTGATGATGTAATAGACGCGTTGAAAGCGTTACTCGATCTGAACAATAGGATCATCCCTGTCATTACCGATATGGTGACAGGCATTAAAGATCATCTTGCACCGGCACTCACAGCACTCGGCATTGTCATTCTCGGCGTGAATGCGAAGATGCTGTTCACTGGCGCGGTGGCAGCAATCGGACAGGTAACGAAAGCGATCACCATACTGCGTGACGCGTACACCGTTCTGATCTTGCTTACCGAAGGCGAGAACATACTACTGTTAGCGAATCCCTGGGGATTGGTTGTCGCGGGTGCTGTTGCACTTGCAGCAGCAGTGTACGCACTTTGGACGAACTGGAACGGGTGTCGTGACGCCATAATGGGTGTCTTGGGTCCGTTAGCGCAGTTTGTTGCGTTTTGGAGTGGGTTCGATCTCTATGTTGCTGGCGTCGAAAAGCTGGCGCAAGGTTTTGAATGGGTCGGGCGGGCAATCGAAAACGCAACCGACAAGTGGAACAAATACAACACGGCGCAGGATCAAGCTAACGACGCGAAACGCACAGCCGAGGCACTTGCTAAAGCGCAAGGGTCACTTGCCGCAAACGTTGGTACTGCGCCGGGTGATCAGTCACCATCATCGACGCCCGATGCCGATCTGCACGCAGTTGAACTTGCTGAAGGTGAACGCCGAAAGCGTGCCGCTGATAATGAAGCTGCATATCTTGCGAATCGTAAGAAAGAAGCAGAGGAGCGCGAAAGAAAGGGCGGTCATCACACAACCCCGCCCGCAGTCAAGAGTACGGCAAACTCGGATGCACTCGATGCACTGAAAGAAAGCCTGTACCCGTATCAAGAGGCGATCCGCAAGACCGAACTGCAACTGTCACAACTCGCGCTTGCACAGGCGATGCTTGGCAAGATCGACACATACGACAAGATGCAGCGCGCGGTTGCGCTATACGGTCAACAGATCGCAGCGACCATGAAGCTGCAACAACAAGAACGCAATGAAGCCGCGCAAGACCTGCGCAACAAGCAAGCCGTAAACGCACTCGAAGCGAAAGCGAAAGACCCGAAGGAAAAGAAGCGAGATCGCGAAGCTGCGAACTCGTACGGCAAAGATTACGACAACGAAACGCTGAAGGCGCAACAAGAAGCGCTGAAGATTCAAAAGTTTCGTGAGGAGCGTCAAGCCGCACCGGGAACGTTCGATAAGTCGCAAGCGGAAGATTCAGCATTACCGACTGCCGTCCGATTGAAGGCGGTTGACGATGCAATCTTGGATACGACGCGCGAGATCGTTGCATCGGGTCAGCAGCAGATCGTTCATAACGAGAAACTTGCCAAACTCGAACAGACCAAACTCGACATTCTCTCCCAAGCTGCGAAACTCCAAAACGATCTGACCAACTCGCAAGATGCGACGGTGAAGGCACGTGTTAATGCGCAGAAGTCGGTGGCCGACGCAGAGACGCTTGGCCCTGACCCAACAGGCGCGAAGGCACAAGCGCGGGCGATAGCCGATGCGACTGCCGATCATACGAACGCGCAGATCGATGCGGACGCAGCAACCAAAGCTGCAACGATGGCACAGGAGCAGCTAAAAGAAGCAACCGACAGCCTTCATGCATCTGACACGATGCTGCTGAAACTACAGACGGATGTGAACAACGCGACGGCGGCACAGACGACAGCACAAGCTGCACTGGCCGTATCGACCATCAAACTCGAAGAGGCGCAAAAGACAACTGACATAACTTCAAAGACACTGAACGACGGGTTGATGAAGATGGCACAGCAAGTCGCTGGGCCGATCATGGACGCCATCAATTTGATACAAGAGGGCGTGAACCCGCTTGTCGCTATCTTCGTCTCGCTGTTCGAGAAGTCGAAGTCGTTCAACGACATTCTCGTTATCTTAGGTAAGGTCATCGATACCGTTGCGCAGATATTCGATGCAATGCGCCCGGTGATCGACTTGCTTCTCGGTGTGCTTGTTGGCGTCGTGAACGTGTTCATCACGCTTTACAACATCGTCGTGTCGTTACTCGACGTGTTTGGACTCGGCATTGCGAAGATCAAACTCGTAACCGACAGCTTACAACCATTGCAGGGCGCGGTGCCGCTTTTGCAAGTAACGCACGATCTGCCCACGATGAACGAGATAAACAGTGGCAAGTCAGCCGATCTCGTCGCCAAAGCGAACGACCTGAACAACAACATGAATGCCGGGTTCAACGCCGGATTATCAAAGATCGGCGAGATCGCAGGGACGTTGATCGGCATCTATGCCACAACGAAGATCATTGCGGCAATCGCGGGCGGGCAGGGTGCCGGTGCGGGTGTCAGCGGACTTGTAAATCAAGTCTTGGGCCTATTCGGCAAGGGGACAAGCAGCGGAACTGGCGGCGCAACGGATGCGAACTTCGGCACCGGTGGAAACACACCGGGATCGCTGCCGGGTGGCTTCCTTGGTAATGATACAAGCGGAGGCGGTGATCCGGGTGACGTGAGCCTGCCCAGCAGTGTCGCAAGGAGTGGCAGACAAACCCTTAGCAAAGCCGACACAGCGAGCGCAGTACAGACGGGGGTGCAGAATGTCATCCCGTCATCGTCTGCATTGGTGCAAACGGCAGGCACATTATCAAGCGCAATGGTGCAAGCCGGTGTTGATGCGTCAACGTTCATTGCCGACATTGATGCTCAGTTGAAGTTGCTCGTTCAATCGATGAAGCAATCAGCGAACAGTGCGAGCGATAACCCGCTTGCATCATTACTTGGTGGTAGCGGCGGAAGCGATGGTGGCGGCAGTGTAATTGGTGCAAACACGTACGGGACAGCACAAGACAGTGCGGGTGCAAACAACTACGGCTTCGGCACCGGTAACTACGGGCCGAGTGATCCTGGCGACGTGATGCCGAGTTCGACCCAGCGGCAAGCTGTGCCGTCAGATTCGATTATCAATCAGAACGCGTCTGCACACTCGAAGGCTGTCGCAAAGGGATTGGACTCATCGCAAGCCGGTACTGCTATTATCGCTATTGTCGGTGCGCTTACAAGTAAGAGTGATACGGGGCCGGGTGCTGGGTCGTCGGGTGAAATGTTCTACAATATAGGGCATTCTTTAGCGTCAAATCTCGAAAAGGTGGCTTCCGGCCAAGAGTCACTTACAGCAGCACTCGGTTCATTAGAACAGACAGTTAGTGTCGATATTGCAAATAAGATCGGTGGTGGGCGTTCTGACTCAAACCAGTTCGCCTCGATTGGTGGTCAGCTTGGTCAAACCTTTGGGGGTTTACCGGGCCAAGCAATCGGAACATTCATCGGTTCCATCATCGGTAGTTTCATTGGGCCAAAGAAGCCGAGTGACAACACCACGCCCGATCAGACGAACGCAACGATCAACGGTGAAGCGTATGGTCAGGCGATTGCCAATCTTCAGGGCGGTTCGGGCGATCTCGCAAACGGTACGCAGTACACGCCCGCTGCCGGTGATTCAACCGGTATCTTGCAGCAGATCAGTTCGTACATCGCATCGGGTGGTAAGGGACTATCGGCGAACTTACTCAAAGAGTTCACCGGCGCAACGTCAATCGTGAACGGCAAGAACGGCATCTTGGACTTAGCGAACGGCGTTGATTTACAATGGCAGCAGCTAGTGAACGACGCGAATACAGCGATGGCAGCGATCACCGGCGCGGGTGGTAATATGGCGAATCAAATGCAGCAGTTGTTAGGCGGTGCGACGAATGTGAACCTCGCACAACTGTTCGGCAACGGCACGTCGGTCACGCCTGCGGGCGGCTATAACGTAACGGGTGGCGGCAACAGCACGTTAGGCAACACGCCGACGACAAACCCTGACCGGCATGCATCGTCATTCACTGTGAACATCGCGGCGGTGCATGGGACCGTCGATCAGACAGCGTTGAGGAACGCATTCAAACCGATCTTCGACGAGTACGGTCGGCAGCAGCAGATCGTTGCGCGTACGCAATCATCGATGGTCGGGCGGGGGAACTTCTAGGTGTATCAACCGCTGCCGCAATTATCATTCGGGACCTATACCTTCCCCGTGACGTTCCAAGAGACTTCGCGCACACTGACGCTCGCCTTCGACAAGAAGAAGATACCGTTTAATTGGGGCGAGCAGATCGCACCGAATACGTCGATGAACGGTCGTACCATCGAGATCGGCGGGGCAGTCGGATCGATGATCACCGGCAGTCTCGGGAACGTGTTATCGTCTGCTACTGATCTCGAAGCGGAGCGCAGACTTCTCGCCGCGCTACAAGCGAAGGGGCGGCAAGCGCTGTTCGTTGGAGCGCAGCAATACATCATGGCGTACCTCGAATCGTTTGAACACAAGTTCTTCCAAGACGCCTTCGGCTTCCGCTATGCCGATTGGGTCTTGAAGTTCTTTGCCGATGATCCGCGCTATCTGTCACCGACACCGACGACGACAACGCACAGCAACACGGCAGCGTCGGGCGTCAGCACGAACACATTACCATTAACCACCACAGGCAACGTGCGCACGTATCCGGTCTTGACGTTCACTGCTGGCGCTGCAACGGTCGGCGCGGGGCCATACGTCGAGATCACCTACGGCGGGTTGACGCTGGGCGTGAAGTTCTCGATGCTCACGATGGTGGCGGGATCGACACTCGTCATTACCTGCGATCCGCGACCGAACACGCGCAGCATCGCGGCGGTGTATACAGCCGGTGGCCCAGCAACGAACGCCTTGCAGTATTGCGCCATCACCGACTTCTCGAATGACTATGACCTGACTGAATGGTTCCCGTTCATCGATCCCGGCATCACACCAACACTGTCGTATGGTTTCGCTGCTGGCAGTGGTGGGGCGTATACGTTCAGCACAACGGTGACTGATCGATGGCTTTAAGTATCGTTCAGTTTGCATTGGCGCAATCATCGGATGCGGGAACGGGCAATCTGCCGGTTACGCTTGCAGCAAACCCTAGTGTTGGTAACACATTGGTTGCAATGGGTTCAGCGTATGAAGGTTTGAATCAAGGCAGCGGTTGGACTGTAGTTAGCAAAGCGCCGTTCAGTAGCGGCTTCTTTGGTGAGATTACACTGAAGGAAGTGACTGCGACCGATGCATTAAGTGCGACCGTCGAACCGTTTACGAATGGCCCGTACGGTTGGCTTGCAGTTGTTTACGAAGTTAGCGGCACGGTCATTGTTGGTGCAAGCGAATGCTTGTCGAGTCAAAGCGGCAACCCGTTCGTCGATCCTGTTCTCGCGTACACGCAAAGTAGCCTCGCATTATCATTTGTGACGAACAATAGCGCTACGCAATCGGTTACAAGCGGCAGCGGTTGGACGCAAGACGGCACGATCTCGACGCAAAGCGGCCACATTGCAAGCGGCTGGGCCGCGCATCGGCAGTACACGGGCAGCGGCACGGGCGGCAACACGACGACGTTCTCGGGTAGCACCGATGGCATCACGTCAGCGCTTGTGTTCCTTGTATCGAATGCGCCGGTAATCGTTCCGGTCATTGAAGCCGGTCTTGACGTGCCGCCCAAGTATCGGCTTGTGGTGTACGATCTGAACGGTAACATCGTCATCGTGCCGCAAGACGTGATTGCGTTTTCGTTTGAAGATGTGGTGAACGGCGGCAGCGGGCAAGGATCGTTCGTGCTGAAGCGGCAGTTCGTCGATCAAGGGTGGTGTGATTACCAATACCGAGTACAGTTGTATCTTGGTGCGTCGAAGTATCCCTGGTATGATGGCCGAATCATCGAGATCGATCCGCAGCAGTTCAACTCAAACGACAGTGAAACGATTACGATCCAAACCGAAGGCTGGTCAACGCAGATGGCTTACGCCATCGTCTCTGAGATACTAACACCTGGCGCGACGGTATCTTTCGAGATCATCAACGGGGTGAATACGCAGATCGGCGGATCGATGAACGCCGACACGTATCTTATTCATCTCCTCGGAACGTATCTCGACAATATGATGTTTGGATCAAGTTACGTCGCATCGATTCCATTAGCACTCGACGGCTTAACGTTCGACGGGCAAGAACTCAACACGTGCATCGATGCGGTCGTGAAGCAAATCACTGACGTTAGCGGGCAGATATACGAATGGTGGGTGCGCGGCGGCATCGCTGGAACGCTGCCGTCAGTTGTCATTCAGCCGCAGCAAGACCCCGGACTCGTCACCGGGCCATCTTTCTTCGCACCCGGAGCGCAGACACCAACGAACTGCATCGTCGAGTTCAAAGACGAAACGATATACGAATATCAAGTACAGAACTCGTCACGTAGCATTTACAACATCATTGCACTATACGGTGGAACGCTCAACGGTGTGCAGGTGTACGGCGCATTCAAAGATTCAACGTCGCAAGCGCTATACGGTACACGTGAGAAGAAGATCACGAACTCGGTACTGTTATCAACCACGACACTCGGACAGTACGGCGCAGCGTGGCTTGCAAGCAACGCGTATCCGCAACCGTCGATCTCGTTCTTCAAGGTGTATCCGTCCGACTTGGCCCGCGCCGGTCAGTGGTTTCAAGTGATGGAAGGCGCAGCGAAGTCGTATGACGGTTATCGGTTCATTGATTATGTATCGACGCAGGTCGCAGGGCAGAAGATAAGCCGTACGTCGGGCAGCGATCTCGATCTCTCGACGGTGCAAGGGTTGAAGCAGATGCGTGCGATCCGCGTGCTGCTAACATTGCAAGAAGGCGTTGATCGCATCGAGCAACAGGTGTTCGCAACCGCACCACGACCGTTCATCGATCACGCGTACTACGGTGGCATCAATTACATTGCTGGGCGAACCGCTGCTGCGCAAGGCTTTGCTGGCCCGACGCAGCTTTCAAGCTACTATATGTTGAATGGCCCAGTGCCGGTGCAGAACACACCTGCATCGAATATCATTCCCGACTCGTTCTTTCTGCAAGGGACCGTGTATGATGGTAACAACCGTGCTGTCAGTCCCTATTCGCTAACGTGGTCGTTCTCGTATATCGACAACGTTGCATTCTATATCTCCCGCAACGCCAACGAGAATAACGGTATCATGCAGTTCCTCAATGATAGCAATCCGTGCCGCGCATTGTCGGGTTCATTTCCATTCTTGCCGGGAACGTATTCGTTTTCGTATCAACTGAACATGCCATCGTTGGCCGGTGGTCTGCCTCGATGGTCGATTGTCGCTGACCGTGGCAGCGGTGTGTCGGTGGGGCAATACCCGCAAACCTATATCTATTCACTGAACGCACAGGTCGGCGGGCCGAGTAGTTCAGGTGTTGCCTTCGTGGTGTCAGGGAGTTACGTCAACACAAGCACGACGGTCACGAAAGCGCGCTTGATGTTCGAGTTGAACGGTTATACTGGCAATCTCTCGACGGCAGCGCCCGTGCTTGCGTACGTGCCCGCGTGAGCGTTCCAACGGTTATCTTTGACGCCCCCGCTGCGTACTTCGGTTCCTATGGATTCTTCTCGCTGCCGCCCGCAAGTTATACTGTCACGCTGCAAGACAGCTTAACGGGCGCGACGGGCGATGGCGATTATTATGTTGTGTTTGTCTGCAACGAACTCGCAGTGTACGGCGTGAGTACGACTCACCCCCAAGTGGACGGCCCGGCTATTCACGTTGTTATGCGGCCCACGAACAATCCAATCGGTGTTCCGTATGATATACGCGTTCATAAGATGCATCAATATCTTGTGGTCAATGGTTCGCTCGTCGGCACGCGTGATCTCCGCGTTCTCGGCGGTGTGAATTCAACGAACATCGATCCCGGCGTCTTGTCGAACGCCGCGAATAACACAAGCACTGGCAGTGCCATTCAAAGTGTCGAGGCGCTTACACCATTGGGCAGTACCGGTGGATTGACGCCGGTCATTTCGATCAACTCGCCGGTGCCGATAGCAGATGGTGGGACCGGCACCGCAACACCTGCGCTCGTGCCGGGAGAGAATATCACAATCACTGGGCCGTGGCCGAATCAGACGATTAGCGCGAGCGGTGTGGGTGGCACGTCGAGCAGCGGGATTGCGACGACGACGCCAACGGCGAACGGTGCGTATCAACTGTTTGCACTATCGACTTCACAGACGGCAATCCCGGCGATGACGGCGGATAACGTACCGGCTGGATATGTAACGTCTGCTTCGACTGTGTACAACCCCGGTGCTGCGGCATTCAATGCCTTCAATCCGGCATTTAATGGCTGGCTGAACGATTCGAGTGCCTTGCCGCAGTGGATACAGATCGAATTACCGACAGCAGAAGCGTTCGTGTCGTACAGCATCAAGCCGTGGTCGGTTGATAACTTCCCAACGCGTACACCCACGCAATGGACAATGCGCGGCAGCAATGACGGCGTAAACTGGACGGTGCTTGACACACAAACATTCAGCGCGTGGGTCATCAATACAGCGTCAGCACCGTTTGTCATTGCTTCGCCTACGATGTTCACATTCTATCGACTGAACATCACTGCGAACGGTGGAAACTCCTATACCGGCATCGCCCAATTAACATTCAATGCACCTGCGGTATCGAAGTTATACTTGATGGACCCAGTAGGTAATATCTCGTCAATCCTTTCGACGCCATAGATAGGTTGTGTTATCATCGCTCGCTTACGACAACGATTTACCATCATCGATCACGAAGATGCAAACGCGCGCGAAGTTGGGCGTGCGTATGTATTATCACCGGCAAAGAACCCCGCCGATCTCGCAGCGCTTCACACGCTGGCCGATAACGTCGAACCACAACTTGCCGCCGACATACGCGCGCACATCGCGGAGATCGAGGCAGTACCAACGCGGCAGTTGGGCGGGTATGGTAAAGAATGCTTGCCCTACGTGACGCACCCGAAAGTCATCGAGTTCGCCCAGCAACAGCTAGGAAAGACAACAACATGAGTTTCGACTTCAATGCCCCGCTTGATTACGATGCGTTAGCAAAAGCATCCGAGTTCCTTAAAGCGTTGCCGCCCTTACCGTGGAATCTGATTCACCCGCTGTACTTCGATCATCTGTACCTGCATTGGTCCGTCGAACAGTTCGGTTGCCTCGATGGCGCGTACAACGCTGAAGTCGATCTCGAAGCGGATCAGTGGGTGATCAAGATCACGCACGACCCTCTCGACAACGCGGTGTCAATTACCAACGGCCCGTATGCCGCGCATACGTATCATCGCAACTCGCACGGCTTTGGGCTTGCCGTCACTGGTATGGTCGGCGCGACAACCGATAACTTTGGTGCCGAGGGAGTACAGAATCATCAACTTGAAGTGCTGTTTGCAGCAGCGGGGGCGGTATGCGAGAAGTACAAGATCGATGCCGTCGGTAAGACGAAGGGTGAGTATAACGTGATGACCCACGCTGAAGCGGCGATCCTCGACGGCTACTTTCCCGGTGACGGCGATCCTGACAGCCGATGGGACTTGGCCCGACTTGCAGCGTCAGATGCGCCGCTTACGAAGGTCGAAGCCATCGCAATCGGCACATCGATTCGCTTTCGCGTGCATAAGTATAAAGGTGCGCTGCTGTGACGTTCGAGCAATGGATGACGGCAACAACCGTCATCGGCTTACAGGTCGCGAACTTCATCAAGTCATGGCACAACGGTTCGCAGAACGCGAGCAATCACGCTGCCGTTATGGAAGAACTAGGCGCACCGGCACCGACTCCGCCGAAGCGTTAATCCGCTTCACCGTCTTTGCGGAAGGTCAACGAAACGTAGCTGATCAGCTTACCGGACAACGTTGACCGGAACTGTTCGAGCGTCATCTGTCCATTCTCGATCATCCACGCAACGTATTCATGGTTCGGCTTGCGCTCGAACGCTGCGAATGGCGCTTCAAGGTCAGACAACAGCTTGACGAGTTTACTGTCATCGGGCTTGCGTCGGTCTTGCTGCACACGCCGCGCGACGTATCTGCCGCCCGGTACTTCCGGCAGCACGAACGCTTTCGCGTCAAGGTCGGTTGGGATTATCATTCCGAGTTTCTTCTTCATCTCGGCTTTGTCGATCTCTAACTGCTTTTCGGCAGCTTGAATGCGCGCATACTCGCGCACGATTTCGATGGGATCGACTAAGGCACGATTAGAGGGTGTCGGTTTTGGTTGATTCACGGAACATACTCTCTTTCCGCGCCTTTGCGCGACGGCGCTTCGTTGCGAAGTCGCCCCATTTACGATCATCGAATATCTTCTTGATCATGTCAGCTTCTTGCAGCGTGAACCGGCGGGATGTTTTGACCTTCCCGCGCAGCATGTGACGCGGTTCCGGCAACACGCCTTCACTGTAGCGTTCGCGTAAGACTTGATGACAGCGCCCGACGTATCGTGCAAGTTCTGCCATCGTCAGCAACTTAATGTTGTCAGACTTTGGCGGTGGCGCTTCGTGTAAGGTTGGAAGCCAAACTGGCCTATTACGCTCACTCATTGTTTATTATCGTGATCCCGTTAATTGTGCAGCAATACGTTCTTTCTTTGCGAGCAGCACTTCGAGTCCGTAATCAATCGTCTTTTTACCATCCGACAGGTGCGCCATCAGCGTATACACGTTGATGCAGCTATGCTTCTCGGAACCGATGCGCCGCGCGCGTGCCTCGAACTGATCGACGTACGCCTGTGACCATTCTTTATCAATGTGGATGATCGCGGATGCGGCAGTAAGGTTGATTGCTTCACGGCATGCGGCAACGGACGCGATGAACACCTTACAACTTGGATCATTCTGAAAGCGGGCGACTTCGCGATCTCGCTGGGCCATCGGTGTTGAACCTTGCACGACGGCAGGTTTATACGGTGTGAGCAGTCGCGCCGCTGCAAGTGCTGTATCAACAAACACCGTGCCGATCAGCACCTTTTGTCCGCTGGCGTCAAGGTCCTCGACAAGACTCTCCACCGTAAGGAGTTTGCTTGATGCTTTCTCTTTACCGCTGAATGTACTAACGTCCGATGTTGTCTGCCGTAACCGCAGCGCCATCGTCATCACATCAATCGTATCGGTTTCGGTCTTGTCACTCAAATACAACAGAAAGTCATGTTCAGCCGCCCGATAACGCGCCGTTTCATCGTCGTTCATTATCACTTCAACGGTCGTGCGAATGTAGGGCGGCAATCCCGGCATCTCCTCGTCTTTGGTGCGTCTGATCATCGATGAACCGATCATGGCGCGCAGCTTTGCGAGTCCGGTGGGTTGATAGCCGACAACCATCTTTAACGTGAACGCTTCGTTCTTACCGGGCGAATATGAGATCGTCTTTAATGTTTCACGCTCGAAGTCGTGCCATGACCGATGCTCGATGTTCAGCCATCGCAGCACGTTCCACGCGTCTTGCGGCGCGTTGATCACGAACGTGCCGGTCATCGCGGTCTTGCGCGGGGCGTGCAGTGAATGGATTGCAATCGCTTGCTTTGATTGATCGTCGTTCAGTGGTGTTGACTTCGCAAGATGTGCTTCGTCGAGAACGATCCAATCCCACGAATGCTGCGTAAGCATATCGAGATCGATGCGCATGCCCTGCCATGAAACGACCGTGTACTGAAGCGCGGCATACCCGAGTTCTACCGGTGGATTATCATTCAGCAGCTTGTGCCGCTGCGGTCGGGTGCCGCGCAGAATCGTGACGCTGCACGGTCTGCTGAACGTGTCGATCTCGTTGCGCCAATTCGTAACACTCGACGCCTTTGCGACGATCAGCACCTTCATCGGGCGCATGGGCGCAGGTTGATGCTCGAACACGTAGCTGACTGCGTTGATAAGCTGACTTGTCTTGCCCAAACCCATTTCATCGAGCAGCAGCGCGTTGGGCGTCTTGATCAGAAAGCATGACCCCGTTGCTTGGTAATCCTGGGCGGTCAAGCCGAACGGTGTGTGAAGCTGCGCCCACGTCGGTCGGCGGGGGTGGAAGTCGCCCAGCACTTCGGTCGGCTTTGCATTCGCGAACGGGTCGGGCGGCATGATCTCTGCGAGCGAGTCGTCTGCCTTCACCGCAGCGGCCCCTACGGCAAGCACGAAGGCGGGGAAACCGGCGCGGGGTATCAACCATCCACCCGAGGCGATTCGTGCGCCTGGGACGGCCTTTGCGGCGGCAATGAGCCACGGGTCGAAGGCGAAGGTCAGCTTCACGAAGTCTGCGCTCGCAAACAGCACGGGGGTGGCGATCACCGTGGTCACTTGAACCCCCGCAGTTCGCGAATGATGATCGTGCGAACGAACTCGCCGTCGCACTCACTCGACACAAGCGAGTCCATCGCATTGAAGATGTTGGTGGCAATCACCGAACGGGCGAAGTGAAGCTGGGCGGCTTCGACAGCACTCATCGTCTCGGGCACGTGCAGCGCCTTCCTGACTTCGCGCAGCACATCGTATACAGACTGCTCGCTTTCCATTTCACGCGCCCTTGATGGCAGCGACGAGTTCTTCTTGAAACCACACAAGCTGATCGAAGCAGGTGTTGCGCGCCCATTTGAACGCCGTTTCGAGATCGTCGCCCTTCTCGATCTCGATCTCGCACCGGGCGGCAGGTTTGACGTTCGCATACCGATCTGACTCGCTGCCGGTCAGCGGTTCAAGTGGCGTGGTCTTTTCAAGTCGGAACTCGATCTTTGAGATACGCATGTGTACTTTTGTGCTTTCTTTTGTCACCGTGTATCACGGTTTGTTGTGGTTTATCACCGTTTATCACGGTGTTGCAGAAGCGAGCAATCGCTGGCGGTGTAATGGATTCTGCTGCGATAGAGCTTAACACAAAAGCACACAAACGCTCTTGCGGGCCTCTGTCAAAAGAATGTATGATCGACGGCACCGCATCCTGCGGCAAAGCAAAAAGCACCGGGGCTTCACGCCGATGCTTTTAACGGTGGTTTGGTTGCAGATGAATCCTAGCATAAGCGAAGTTTCGCGTCAACAACAGTACGGTAAGGCAACGCGGGCGCAAGTTGCGGTACTGCGCGCGAACGGAACATTCGGCGCGGTGATGATGTTCTTAACTATCGCGCTGCTAACAAACCGAGACGGTTACTGCTTCGCATCGAAGCGTACGTTACTGCGTGAAAGTTCACTTCCGAGATCGACCGCCTACCGAGCATTCGACGCCCTTTTACAGATGGGCGTTCTCACGCATGCGCCCGATCAGCGTGCGTACTTGCTGGGCGACCCGGATTCGTCCCATTCATGGGACAGCGAATCGTCTCATGGGTGGGACGATAATTCCCATTCATGGGACGCTCCTCGTTATAGTTTCAACATACTATCAGAACAGACGGAGGACGACGTGACCGCGAAGATCACGAACCTGCACCGCGCAGGCGCGGGCAGGGGTGAGTCGCCCAGCAAAACTAGCAAACCAACCAACATAGCAGATGCACCCTCACGTCGCCCAGCAGCCCCGCAGGGCGCAAGTTTGGCCCGTCGCGCTTGCTCTGCTCACATATTAAAGCTGTCGGGTGTCGAGATCACTGACTCGCATAAGTTCGATGACTCGCACACGGTTGACGAATGGATCGTACTGATCGATGAAGCGTGGGCGCTGCGTGATACGGTGCTGCGCAGTACCGAGTATCCCGACTTCAACGCTGGCAAGGTAACGAATTATGCAAAGTACCGCGCGAAGTATCGCAGCAAGATTCCCAAAATACAACGCGGTGCGAGTGGCAAGAACACAACCGAATCTGACATTCGGTTAGCGCTCGCGCAAGAAGATGAGTTTACAAGACGACAAGTTCTCACCAACATGGTCATGTTTGGCGTGTCGCGGCACGAACTGCAAGGACGGATTAGCGAATCCGACTTTGACTTCTTGTTTTCGCGCACAGTCGATCATACGGCGGATTAGAGAAGCGCGAGTTCCCGAGTTGTACGCAACGCCGAACATGAATAAACTTGCAATGCACATTGGCGCACTTCGTATGGATGATCAAAGCGCGTTCTTGTCGTGGTTGTCGCGAGGCACGCGATTGATCACGATTTATGACGGTTCTCCGACGTTGCGCACACAGCTTGCTGCTGCACTGCTTGTCAAGACGATTGTGTTCCGCTACAACCATCGCGCTGCCGAACGCCTGTATGGTTATGTGAACGCACCCGCTGCGTTCGATGAATTGTATACGCAGCGCTTCAGTGATATGTCGGCATTGAAGAGTTCTCTGTATGATCCCGGCATGTTAGTTCTCACGAATGTTCACGATATTCCCGATGCGTCGATTCCGCTGTTCCTGCGTTGCGTGCAAGAACGGTGTGATTCATCGCGCGTCACTATCATTACAACATCAAAGGATGGTTACACAATGTTATATGCACACGACGATCTGCACGAACGCATCATTTCCGGTAGAACGGTGCAGTTATGAGCTATGTTTCGGAACTGATCTCGCGCGTTGTTAGCGCGCACGAACTCTCACCTGACGACTTCGGTGTGAAAGCCGAGTTGTTCGCCGACTTCGCGGATGAGTGGCGTTTCCTCTCCGATTATCAAAAGCGCTTCCGTAAGCTGCCAAACGTCGCGACGTTTATGTTGCAGTTTCCCGAGTTCCCATTCATCAACAGCGATCATAATGCGGAGTGGTTGCTTGAAGAGGTTGAACAGGAGTGCGCCGGTCACGTATTTGATGCAGAGATGACCGACATACTCGATCTGCGCGCGGTGAACCCACGTGACGCCGCTGCGAAGATGTATGATCTCTCCGTGCGTATCAAACAGATGACGGCGGTGCAGCAGATGCGGCACAGCCTAAAGTCCGGTGTGTATCCCGCTGACAGCATCACGTGGCGCAATGAACTGGCGAAGATAACGACAGGCATACCAACCGGCTTCGATCTGCTTGACGAGGTAACGTTCGGCACGCAACCGGGCGAGATTGAGATATGGTTCGGTCGGCCCGGTGAAGGCAAGTCGTTGATGTTAATACGCGGGGCCATTGCCGCCCAGCAGTCAGGTGCAGTCGTTTGCTACGTGTCACCGGAGATGACGTTACGGGAGAATCAGATTCGTTACGATACGATGACGGTGCATGTGTCATCGAACGCGTTGTTCTCGGGCAAGATGGATGATGCGGAGTACAATGCGTTCATCGCACGAAAGGCCGAGTTCGAGGACGCAACGCAGCACCTAATCCCGATTCAGTATTACGAAGCTGCTGGGCGCGGCGGTCGTTTCACAACGGGAGACATTGCACGTTATGCAAAGTCCGATAAGCCTGACATATTCGTTATCGACGGCTTGATGTTGCTCGAACCAATGAAGGATGATCGCGATCCGCGCAAGCGCTTGATCAACACGATGGAAGAACTGAAAACGATTGCGACGGATACGAACATTCCGATTCGTCTCGCGCATCAAGCGAACCGTGAATCCGATGTGAAGTCGCAGCGAAAGTCAAAGAAAGCGTACGTGATCGATGAATTGATTCCCGATCTGTCACATCTTGCAGAGTCGGGCGCGGTCGAACAGTACGCGAACAAGGCGATTGCCATTAAACAAACGCACGGGCGTACGTTTCTTGCGCTGCGTAAGAACCGCAACGGTCGCGCACCGCGTTTCATTTCGTTCGGTCAAGACATTGATCACGGTATGCTTTGGGATATTCAGCTTGAACAGGCTTCGCTCGATCCGTCCGAACGTGATGTGTCGATCATCCCGCAAGCGGACACATCGCAGCTTGATCGGTTGCCGTTCTAGTGCGACCGACTGTTTCGGTTCCGCAGTTCACACCGGCATCGGTCGAACTCGGCTTGCGTGAGATCGGGATCGATATGAAGATTGGCCCAAGCGAAGCCGTTTGCCGGTGCTGCTTCAATACGCATAAGAAGCCATCGTTGTACGTCAACATCGATAACAAGCCGGGGGTTTGGCACTGTTTCGGGTGCGAGCAGCGCGGCAGCTTCGAGACGTTGGTGCAAGCGTTCACCGGTTGGTCACATACGAAGAGTGTGATGACGTGTCGCGCGTGGGCGCGGGCGGTGGCAAACGATCCGCCCCGCCCAAAGCCTCCGCCGATCCCCAAGCTGCCGCAGGAAGCCCGCCTCGCACCGCTGCGTTGGCGTCACCCGTACATCTACAGCCGGGGGGTGATCGAAGAGACGGCCCAGCGCTTCGGAGTCGGATACGACAAGGCGACCAACATGATCACCTTCCCGTGGTTCGCGGGGAACGGCACACTCGTCGCAATCAAGTCGCGGTCGCCCAATTCCAAGTATTACAAGTTCGACGACGGCAGCGATCCCAACTCGACGCTGTACGGCTTGCAGTTCGTCAAGCAACACTCATTCGTGTGGCCGGTCGAAGGCGAGTTCGATGCGATGTTTCTCGATCAGTGCTTTCGCCTGGGTCACTTCACCCGGCATCACGCCGTTGCGCTGGGCGGCAAGTACATGCACAACCGGCAGATCGACGTGCTGTGCCGCCGTGAACCGCATCGCGTCGTGTTGATGTTAGACAACGACGATGCGGGCCGAGAAGCGCAAGCGGAGATTACCAAACGACTTCTTGCACGCGTGCGGGTGATGGCAGCGCCATATCCGCCCGACACGCACGATCCGAATAAACTCACCTTCGAGCAAGTGATCATACTCGCTCGATTCATTGAACAGGAAGCAGCTTAACATGGCACGCGGATACTTAGCGGCGCAGCGCGTCTTTGAAGAAAACACCGGCATGGGTTACACGCCCTTCAAGATGAAGGACAAAGAAACAAAACAAGTGCGTGTGTTGCAGAGTGAACACGAATGGGTTCAACTGTTCATCCACGCCGACTTCAAGAAAGGCTTGAAGTCGACGCGTTGCGCAGCGGCGATCTCGACGGAGAACGACGTGCAGGTTGAAGATCGTTCGACGTGTCCGCTGTGCATGGCAGAAGCACCGCGTTCGCCCAAGACGTACATTCCGGTGCGTGTTCGCGGTGACGAGAACCCGGCGCGTGTGCAAGTCATCGTATATGGTCGCGATCACTTCCAACAAGTTGTGAATCAGATCGAGAACTTACCCGAGGGATCGCACATGACCGACTTCGATTTCAAGATTGTGCGCAAAGGCGACGATCTGAATACAACGTACTTCTGGAACATCGTTGCCGATCCGAAGTTCAATCGACCGCTTGACGAGAAAGAAGCGGCGCTCGAAGTACCGGATATGGAAGAAACGATTGTCATTCTCGAAGAAGGCGTGCTGATCAACCGCGCGCAGGCGTTTACCGATGCCGCGAATGTGACTGCGGTGCCTGCTGGCAACGGTGCCGGGAACGGTTCAGCTAAGACACCGTTTTGACACACGTCAACGGAACACCGCACCCGTGTTATGACTGCCCGATGATGATCAAGGCGCGCGAGTTCGTCTGTCGTCGGTGCGAACGGGTGCGGCGGCAGCTTCGCGCGCGGGTGCGTAATCGCAAATGATGGAACTGTTTCCGTATCTTCCGAAGCCGAAGGGCGATAAGAAGGTGCTGCGCGATCTGAAGGTGCGCGAACGGACGGTGCAAGTTCCGAAGAACTTCACGTTCGTGCAAAGCATCGCGGGCTTACAAGAGTGCGCACGGATTATCAAGGAGCGCAAGCAATTCGTGTTCGATCTCGAAACGACCGGACTCGATTGGGCCGATTACGCGGTGTGCATCGGCATTGCTGTGCGCATCGCGACCGGCATGATTCGCGTGTTTATCATTCCAACGAACATGGCGTATGCGATGTACAACTTCACGGCAGCGGAGATACGTGAACACCTGGGCGATGTGTTTGAAGATGAGTCGATCTCGAAGATCGGTCACAATGTTAAGTTCGATCAGCATCACATGCACAACACGTACGGCGTTGACACCAACGGCATTACCGACGACACGATGATTGCGATGCACCTGCTGAACGAGAATGAATCGCACAAGTTAGTCGATATTGCGGAAACATGGTTAGCAATTGACGGGTGGAAGATCAAGCAAGACGGTCACTTCAACGTGTGGCCGTTGGGTATGGCACAGACGTATCTCGGTAAGGATTGTGAAACGACGCTGTTGGTCTATGAGTTCCAACAGAAGCAATTCGCGCAGTTGTCGGTACTGAAGAAGCTGTACGACGAAGTTGAAATACCAAACATACAGATCGCATACGAGATGGAACAGTACGGCATCGCGTGGGACGGCTTCTATTACGATACCGTGATGAAGCCGGAAGTCCAAAGTAAACGTGCAGCGGCGCGGGCGAAGGTTCAAGCCGTTATCGGTCCGGTCAATCTCGATAGTCCAAGCCAAGTAGCAGCAGCGCTCTTCGACGGCTTGCGGTTGCCGCGCATCAATGGTAACGCACTCGACAAGAAAGTGCTGCACCGGCTTATCAAGTACGATGTTGAACAGGCGCGGCAGGTCGGGCGCGAACTCGTCATCGAGAACTTCATCGAGTATCGCAAGTACGCAACGCTCGATAAGATGTTCGTGCAAGAACTCCCGCTGCATGTTGTTGACGGGCGCATTCATACGAATAACAAAACGTGCGGTACGCGCACCGGCAGATGGGCGTGTATGCGTCCCAACATGCAACAGCTACCGAAAGCAGCAATCGGGCCGCTGATCAGACGCGCGTTCATTCCATCGAAGGGCAACGTTCTCGTTACGATGGATTACGGGCAGATAGAACTGCGCTGGCTTGCGCACTTCTCCGGTGATGAAAAGCTGATCGCAGCGTTCGCATCGGGCGAGGACATTCACACCGCAACCTGTTTGTTGATGTTCCCGACGCAGATCACGCTCGCCGAACTCAAAGCTGACAAGGATCATCCGCTGCGCGTGCGCGCAAAGACGATCAACTTCGGCATCTTGTACGGCATGGGGCCGCAACTGCTTGCTGACACGATCAACGCGCAGGCGCGCACGGCGGCAGACATTATCACTGTCGATGATGCGCGGGCGCTGATCAAGCGGTGGTTCGACACGTTCCCGAAGATCAAGAAGTACGTCAATGACACGAAGGTGATGGTCGGTGAATACGGCTTCGTGACAACGATCCTGGGCCGTAAGCGCAGACTGCCCGATGCGAAGCTGCCCGATCCAATGTTGTCATCGATGGCGGAGAGGCAAGCAGTCAACTCCCGCATTCAGGGCAGCGCTGCTGATCTATTAAAGGTCGCCCAGCTAAAGATCAGACAGTTCTTGCTCGATACGCATTACCCGTTCCGCATGCTGCTCGCCGTTCACGACGAGTTGGTGTTCGAGGTTCCCGAGGCTTGGCTTCGGCACAATGAAGCAGCGCTCGATGAACTTACCGCAGTGATGCGCAACGCTATGACACTCGTTGTTCCGGTTGTCGTGTCTGTCGATCTGTTACACAGGTGGGGCGACAAGATACATGACGATGACTTCTTTGAAGAGGCAGTATGAAACTTACCGAGTACATCAAGGTCAACGTTCGCACGTCATCAATCGATGTGTATTGCGAAGTGACACCGGGCCATTACTCTAAGCATTACGTGATCGTGTCGTTCGAGAAGCCCGCCATTGCGAACGGTCAGCCGGTAATGAACCGCACCGAACTGCGTGTATGTCCCGCATGCTTCTCGCAGTTCGCGTACGACATAGCGCAGATCGGGCGGGAAGTGTCCCTTGCCTAAGACGCCTGTGCCGATCAGTCCCCTTGCGCGCTTCGTCACGTCGATCAAGTCAACGGACAAGTCGCTGCGCAATCCCGCCGAACGGCTGTTAGCGATCATCGATGCATACACACTGACGGGCGAGTTCGATAAATACATCACGCAGCACGCTGACGATGTTGCGCGCTACCTGAAGCCCGATACCGTGCGCCCTGGGCGATGGCGTGCGTCAGCAGCGGGCAAGTGCGTTCAACAGCAGGTGTTCGCAGCGGCACAGAAGCTAATGCCGGGGCGGGTGGATTGCCCAGCAGCCATAAAGCGCAAAGCCGAAACACATCGAGCGCTTAATTACGGCACGTTGTTTCATGTGGGGAAGCACTTGTTGTTTGACGCACTGCACGAACGCGGTGACGTGACAACGCTGTATGCAGAAGATTTACGGTATGACAAAGCAACACAAATGTCAGGCACGGTTGATCGGGTGATCGAGTTCCCGTTTGACGGAACTACCGTTCGGGCGATCTTGGATTTTAAGAGTATGAAGTCGCTTTACTTCGACGTGTTGCTTGAACCGACGCCGGAACATACGATGCAGTTGACGGCATACTCTTTGTTCGGATACGAAGCCGATTGGTACATTCTGCTATATGAAAACAAGGATACGCATCGATTAAAGATATACGCGCGGCGGTTTGATGACGTAATCGTGCAAGCGGTGATCGACAATCTGCGCAAGATGAACAACTGGATCGATCTATTGCTTGTCGGTGCGATCAACGATCAGCTTCCGCACATGCCGTTGATCACGACTTGGTGTAATTGGTGCGAGTACAACGCGCCGTGCAAGAAGCTGAACCCTGACCGTGATGGAAAAGTAGTGCATTGATG